AATAAATAACTTTTTAAAAAAATAGTATAAAATGGCAGACGGTAATAAAGTATTTGTTTCTCCTGGTGTATACACATCAGAGAAAGATTTAACATTTGTAGCACAAAGTGTTGGTGTTACAACATTAGGTTTAGTTGGTGAGGCTTTAAAAGGACCAGCTTTTGAACCAATATATATCTCATCTTATGATGATTATGTAACAAGATTTGGTGGGACATCACCAAATCTATATGTGGATTCACAAATACCACAATATGAATTAGGGTATATAGCAAAAGCGTATCTAAGTCAATCCAATCAATTGTTTGTAACAAGAGTATTGGGTCTTAGTGGTTATGATGCTGGACCTTCTTGGTCAGTACAAACAATAGGACAACTAGAACCATCAGGTCTTGAGCATTCTTATTCCGCGGTAACTTCTGGTACAACGGCGGGTTCTAACACAGTTTTACCTTTCTACATACCACTTACGGGTGACACTTATTACTCTGGTACCACGGTTGGTCTTGACGCGTTTAGTGACGCATCAATGTCATCACCATTTTGGACAACGGTACCATCAGAATTAACCGGTATTGATTTCGGTTCTTGGGCTGCAACAGGACAGACTATTTCGTTAAATGACGGAACAACACTTTCATCATTTAATCAATCATTTATAAATTGGGCGTCAGCTGCCATGACACTTAGTAGTGATACTTCATTTAACCCACTATTATCTTCAGGTGATACGGCTGGATGTACTTACGGCCAATCTCCATGTATACCAGTAACATTAAATGGTACAATATACCAATATGGTTGTGTACCACAATACTTTACTGAAACCGCAACTGGTGTTACTACATCTGCTTTATCGGCATTCTCCTATAACGCATCTACGTCAGTATCAGCAGGAACATTTAGTGTTGGTAATATATTAGGGACAAATTGTTCTGATTTAACTTCTTATGAAAATGACCCATGGTATTATGGATTATTTGAATATACTGGAAGTACTGCATGTTGTACAGGTACCACATATAGTGGAGTATCATACCAACTATACGCGAGTGCTGACACACAAAATAGCACTTTAGATTTAACACAAGCAACTGGTACAACTTTTGATAGTACTGGTGGTACAATTGTAGTATTATCTGGATACGCCGTATTCGATATTATAAACTATCAGGGAGTTACCGCAAATACTGAATGGGATGGTATGGATATACTAACCCTAAGGTCTAGAGGTTTAAGTTCGTTAGGTAGTGGTGGAGCTTTATACGCTATAAGTGCCAATACGTACGGGAATGTTGAATTTGACTGTACTGGTAGTTATGAAAGTGTGTTGGAAGACCCGTTCGCTACTTTTGGTATTAGTGCTAAAACTGATGAGGGTAATGTTTATACTTTTGAAGCTTCTATGTCTAATACCGCTCAAAATTACGCACCTAGGGTGTTTGGTAGAAGTCCTTTTGATAAAAAACAAGTTGATGTACCTATTTTTGTTGAGGAGGCCTACCCAACATTATTAAATATAGGTTATAAGTTAGGTAAGGTTAGAGGGTTACAATGTTGTTTACAGTACTTACCAGCAGCTAGAGAAGCAGTAAATACTAATACAATAGCTTGGTACATGAATGAATGGCAAACACCAGAGACACCATATATAGTGTCGGAATTACAAGGTAGTGATGTATTTAGATTATTTAAATTTGTTTCCATATCTGATGGAACAAACGCAAACAGAGAATATAAGATATCAATTGTTAACCTTTCATTTGAAAGAGCTGAATTTGATATCATAGTTAGAGATTTTTATGATACGGACTCAAACCCAGTAGTATTAGAAAAATTCACTAGATGTAGTTTAGACCCAACTAAAGTTTCTTTTGTGGGTAGAAAAATAGGTACTTCTACAGGTGAATTCGAGTTAAGGTCTAAATATACTATGTTGTACCCTACTGAAGCTTTATTGGATGGAACTTATACTGGTTCATTACCAGCAGGTTTTGAGGGTTATAGGTTTAGAAGATATGGTACTTGTGGTGTAAACCCAAAAATTATATATAAAACAAAATATTTAAATCCAGGTGAAGTTATTTTTGACCCACCTTATGGTTCTTCTACAGGTAATAATGTAATAAGAAGTGGTGGCGATAAAGTTAGTAAAGTTTACCTAGGGGTTTCAAATAGTAGTGGAGCTGGGTACGACGCAGATTTCTTTGACTTTAAAGGGTACATCCCACCAACAAATATTTGTACTGGAGTTGCTGGTTCACAGTGGGAAGTACTTACACAAGGATTCCATATGGATTCTGGAGCTACAGTAGTGGTTGGTGGTATTGGAACTTACTTAACTTGGTCATCTACAACATTAAATGGTGTATCTATATTTGATTGTGGTGTTGGGCAATTTAACCACGAACCTACTTTAAGTACTGAACCATATAAATCGTTAAGGTCACGTAAGTTTACGATAGCACCACATGGAGGATTTGATGGTTGGGACATCTATAGAAAGACCAGGTCAAATACTGACGACTATAGAATGGGTTTAACTGGATTCCTAAATGGGACATGTACAAGTTCTGAATTCCCAACAGCGACTGGAGACGGTTCATTTAAAAAATTAAACACAACTGAGGGTAATACAGACTATTTCGCTTACCTAAGAGGAATATCTAAATTTGATAATCCGGAATCTGTAGATATAAACTTATTTGCGACACCTGGTATTGATTATGTAGATAATTTAGGTTTAGTTAATGAGGCTATTGATATGGTTGAAACTGATAGAGCGGATTCACTGTACATCACAACAACACCAGATTATAATATGTTTGTTACAACAACTTCAGACCCAGCAAGTCAGGTTTCACCGGATGAAGCGGTAGACAATATAGAAGATTCTTTAATAGACTCCAACTATACAGCTACTTACTATCCTTGGGTTCAAATAAGAGACGCAGCCAACAACAAACAACTTTATATCCCACCAACAGCTGAGGTACTTAGAAATATGGCTTTAACAGATAACACATCTTTCCCATGGTTTGCATCTGCAGGTTATACTAGAGGTTTGGTAAACGCGGTTAAAGCTAGAAAGAAACTTACGTTAGATGAAAGAGACACCTTATATGTCGGTAGACTTAATCCAATCGCTACATTTAGTGATACGGGACCAATTATTTGGGGTAATAAAACCTTACAAATTAGAGAATCTGCTCTAGATAGAATTAATGTAAGAAGATTGTTGTTACAAACTAGAAAATTAATTTCAGCTGTAGCGGTTAGATTAATATTCGAACAAAATGACGATGTGGTTAGACAACAATTCCTAGACCTAGTAAATCCAATATTAGACTCTATTAGAAGAGATAGGGGATTGACGGACTTTAGAGTTGTTCTTTCTAACGACCCAGAAGAAATAGATAGAAATGAAATGAATGGTAAAATCTATATTAAGCCTACAAGAGCTTTAGAATATATCTTTGTTGAGTTTTTAATAACCCCTACGGGAGCTTCTTTTGAGGATATATAGTATTTATAATAAAAAGTGATATGAAATTTACAAAAAAATTATTAGCTGAAACGTTAAATAAGGTTTCTAAAGTTGGTAAAACCTTTACTGATGGTAAAAAACAAAACATTATTATCAGTGAGGAACAACTAGATAGAATCTTAAACGTTGTACAAGAACAGTGGCAAGAAGTAAAATTAGACGAAGTGGAAATGGATGAAGGGGCAAAACCTGATTTTTTAGACCTAGATAAAGATGGTAATAAGAAAGAGTCTATGAAAAAAGCCGCTAAAGACATGAAAGAAGATTCTGGTCATGATGAAGCTATGAATTATGGTAAGGACGAAGGTCACGACGATAAAGAGCTTTATGATTTAAAACATGATGGTGATAGTGAAGACCATATAGAAGACTTAGAAGATGATATGCACTATGACGATATACACGATACAAAGAACATAGAAGAATCCCAAGAAGAAAAAGAAAGGCTAATCCAAGAAGACATTAAAAAAATGAAAGCAATCATTAGTCCAATAAAAAAGATTTAGAAAACAGTCTGGTATGGGTGGTAAACATTACAAAGCTTGGAATTGTAGATAAAATAAAAATAAGATAGTATTTTAACAAAGGTCCTTACAAGGACCTTTGTTAGTTTAAAAAACCCATAAAACCAACATATACACCATTTTCTACATTACTTTCATTTACAAAAATAACAATTCCAGATTCCTGTACAGATAAAAACCCTCTAGTACCACTGTAATAGTCTATAAGGTTATAAGTACACCCATACCCATCCAACCTATTAATATCAGTTATATATAAATCCCACTTAATATAATCATTATTTTTTTTAGAGTACCTCTCAACCGTAACACTATGGTCTAAAGTATCTATAGATACTAAGTTATTAGTATTTGAGAAACTTTTAAACTCAATGTTTTTGTTGTAGTCCGACACAAAATACCCACCATAGTTAGATATAGACACCAATAAATTCATAGTAGTATCTTTTAAACTTATAGTTTGTGAATAGGATAGTGTTGGTAGTAACAGTATTAGTATTATTAATTTTTTCATTTTAGTATTTTTTAAATTTAAGTTTCGAGTGGTACCTGTAGTTGTAACCATCTATATTTTCGTATGTTTCTTGGATTTTGACCACAATAATTTTATTTTCTAGGTCTACAATATCGTACATAATAGGTCTCGCGGACCCACCTAACAGTAGATAAGAACCAATCAACGGTTCCGTAACAGTCATGTTGTTACTGGTTACTGAAAGTCCGTAAGGTGATAAACTATCATTATTTAATATAAAACTACCCACCCCAGGAATATTAGTGGGCAAAGAAAAACACCAACTGGTAGAGTTTCTAACAACACCTTCAAAATCGTACATGTTACCACCATAACGTAAACTACTAGTATCACTAACGTTAAAATGTTGTAATTCAGTTAACTCATGAGTTTCTAAATTTTCCATATACATTACACCACCCTCCAGTAACCAACATCCATCTATAAAGTTTTCCACAACATAATCTATGGGGTTTTGTGTTGTTGGGTATGTTTCAGTACATGGAATATATAACGGTTCTTTATCACAAGAAGATAATAATATAACAAATAAAAGTTTTATAATATTTTTCATAATACAAAGATAAACAAAATTAGTGAATAAACAAAATTAATTGGTATTTATATTATATGGGAAAAAATATTATAGTAACAGAAAAACAATTATTTAAAATTAGTGAGTTGTTAAAAGAACAAAAAACTGACCCGAACAATCTTCGTGCTTATTCTTTTGATTGGGATGATAATATAATTAACATGCCTACCACAATTAAAATGTTAAAAAATAATGGTGGTACTTGGGAGAAGTTTGATGTTGGTACGGATGAGTTTGCCACCATAAGAGATAACGAAAACTATAAATTAGATGACGAAGCTTTTGGTAACTTTATAAATGACGAAAGTTTTATCAAAGACCTAGAAAAGGCACTAACAGATAATTCTTACGCTCCTTCTTTTGATAAGTTTAAAGAAGCTTTAATCTATGGTAATCCAATATCTATAATTACAGCTAGGGGTCACAAACCAGAAACACTAAGAAAAGGTATGGATTTGGTAATTTCATATACCTTTACAGAAGATGAGTTATCTAACATGGTAGACAACATACAACAACAAATACCAGAATTAGATGGTACAACACCAGAAGTGACTTTAAAGTCCTACCTGGACTCACATGAGTACCACCCAGTAACCTCAAGTGAGTTTACAGATAAGTTTGGTCTAGAAGGTGGTTCAGCGGCAAATCCCGAAGAAAATAAAAAAATAGCCTTAAGAGATTACGTAACTAAAATAGTAGCTAAGACTTCAGAGATGGTTAATACAAACTATAATAAACTATCTGTGGGGTTTAGTGACGATGATTTGGGTAATATAAACGCTATAGTGCCATTTATAAAAGAGGTATTACAGGTGGAATTTCCTGATGTTGAGTTCGTGGTATACGACACTTCAGAGGGGGGTATGAATAAAATAATACTAAAACAGTTAAATTAGGACGTTTTTTTCATTACCGATATATTTATAGGTATAATAAAAAAGTAAAAGTAAAAATTAAAATCAAAAGATATGGCTGACTTATTAATGAAAATGCCCATACCATACGAACCAAAGAAAAAGAATAGATTTATTCTAAGGTTCGATTCTTCCTTAGGAATCAATGAATGGTATGTAGAGAGCACTTCAAGACCTCAAGTAACAATTAACTCTGTGGAGGTACCTTTCCTTAACACATCTACTTATGTAGCTGGTAGGTTTACGTGGGGTACAATAAACGTTACATTTAGAGACCCAATTGGACCATCTGCCGCACAAGCGTTAATGGAGTGGGTTAGATTACATGCCGAGTCGGTAACAGGAAGAATGGGATATGCTGCGGGATATAAGAAAAATATCGATTTAGAAATGCTTGACCCTACTGGTGTTGTGGTGGAAAAGTGGATAATGCAAGGATGTTTCTTAACGGATGTAAACTTTGACAGTTTAGGTTACAGTGATGATGGTTTAGCTACAATATCAGCCACACTAAGACCAGACAGATGTATATTAGTTTACTAATAAAAATTTAAATATAATTAAAAAGTCCTTATAGGGCTTTTTTTTTGCTTAAACCATTGACTTTATTATTAGAAATACTCAAGCTTTTATATATAATACAATGCAATATAATACAATATAATATATCAATGTTTACTAATAAAATAAAAGCTATATACTTAAGCTATATAAAATATAATTTATGCTAGAAGATAATTTAAGACCAAACGTAGAAACAATTTTACCATACGACGTAGTAACCCTACCTTCCGAAGGTTTGTTCTACAAAAATAAGAAAAAAAGCGTAAAAGTAACTTACCTTAATGCGTCAGACGAAAATCTGTTAGCTTCCCAATCACTTCAAGGTAGTGGGGAACTAGTTAATCAACTAATACTTAAAAAAGTTTTAGATAAAGATATCCAACTTAAGGATATGCCAGAATGTGATAAACAAGCTATTCTAGTTTTTTTACGTAACACAGCATTCGGAACGGATTATACAGTCCAACTAACAGACCCAAAAACAAAAGAAAAATTCGAAACAACTCTAGACCTATCAATACTAAAAACAAAAGAGGTTAATGTAAAATTAGACGATAAAAACGAATTTGAGTTTTATTTGGAAAAATCTAAAAAGAAAGCGAAGTTAAAATTTTTAACACCACAAGACCAAGAAGATTTAAGAAAAATTGACGAAACACATAAAAATGACCCAGTCAACCCATTTATGACAAAACAACTTGAAAAAATGTTAGTAGAAGTAGATGGGACAAGAGACAGAATGACTATCGCACAATTTATACAGACAATGCCAATCAAAGATGCTCAAGATGTTAGAAAAATGGTCAAAAATAATACCCCAGCATTGGATTTAAATGTTACAACAACCACACCCTCAGGAGAAGAAATGAACGTATCAGTTTCATTGGGTGTTGAGTTTTTTCGTCCTTTCTACGGGCTATAGGAATGCCCTATTGTCTGAGTTTTACTTCTTAATGCGACACCTACATATACCTTATACTGACTTATTACAAATGCCTACCTTTGAAAGGAGATTCTACATTGGTAAACTAGTTGAAGAGTTCGAAAAGAAAAACCAAGCTATTGAGCAAGCACAAAACAAAAGTAAAAACAGATAGCTAACTATTTATATAGAAATAGTTTAATATTATGCCAAAATTAGGTGATGAAAGACGAAGTGGAGGTGTAGACCAAATTTACACCAAAGACGGTAAGTGGGAAAATGTTGGGTACGCACCCAATACTGATACCGGACCTAGAGCAGAAGGTTTTGGTAAAATACCAGAAGAATTGGGTAAAACTAGAACACCCAAAGACGCACTTAGTTTTGCGGACCTAGAAAAATTTCAAACAGCACTTACAAATATAACAACTGATACTGGTAGTATACAGGACAATATGGGTATTATATTGGATATGTTAGCCCTAGAAGACACTCTAAGGGTAGATATCTCTAAAAGTATAGGAATGTCCAACGAACAGTTGTTCGACACTATTAATGAGTTAAATGAGGCTGGAGAATCAGCAGCAAGATTTGGGTTAACAGTAAATGATTTATTTGATACATTTAAAGAGATAACACTAGAGGTTGGTAGAAAATTAAGAATTTCACCTGAAGTAACAGAAAGAGCAACATTATTAACCAAAACACTAGATGGGTTTAACGCCTCAGATTTTGCTAAAGGATTTGATGATATAGGGTTTAGTTTAGATAAGGCGGTTGGTGGTGTAGACGAATCAAATAACGCTATGAGTGAAATCCTTGATACGGGTAGAGGGTTTGGTGTAGTAATGGAGAAGTTTCTAGGTAACGTAACATCCCAACTAAAGTTAGTTAATACCTATGGATTTGAACGTGGTGTTGAAGGTTTAGCTAGGATGGTAGCTAGGGGACAAACACTAGGTCTAGAAATGAGTACGGTAACTTCATTAGCAGACAAATTCTTTGACCCAGAAGGTGCGATTGATTTTGCCGCACAAATGCAAGTAATTGGTGGAGCTGTCGGTGATTTACAAGACCCATTTAAACTAATGTATATGGCTACTAATGACCTAGAAGGTCTACAGGAAGCCATAATAGATACTGCCGCCGCCGCAGTAACTTTTGATGAAGACAAAGGTAAATTTGTAATATCACCCGAACAAAGACGACAGTTAAGGGATATGGCGGAAGCTATGGGGATGTCGTATCAAGATTTAGCTGACACAGCTGTTAAATCAGCAAGAAGAGCAGAGGCTTTTTCTGAAATGCAATTTTTAGATAATGTAACAGAAGAAGATAAAGAACTTATAGCTGGTATGGCTGCTATGGGTGAAGGTGGTGAAATGCAAGTTAAAATACCTAGTTTAGATAAAATGGTAGATATAGACTCATTAACCGCGGAACAAATAGATGAGTTAAAAGTAGTCGGTATGACTGATAGTGATATTTACGCACAACAACTTACAGTTGCAGAAAAAACAAACCAATACTTAGCTACCATTGATACAGGAATAAGAAAAATGGTTAGGGAAGGTGGTGGTGATACAGAAGGGATGATGATGTCTAGTTTATCACAAACACTTGGGGAAAGTATGGAATTATTGACCGCAGAACAACTAGGAATGATAGGTAAAGGTGATATGGGTGGTTTTATGGAGAATTTTTCAGACCCAGAGAACGCACCTACAGGACTAACACCGGAAGGAACCAAAAAAATATTAGAAGGGTTAACTAAAATGGGACTCTATACCGCACCAATAGAAGCTGATGACTTTATTTTGAGACCAGGTCAGGCTCCAGTAAAATTTAATGAGGGTGACCTTATATTAGGTGGTACAGAATTAGATGGTGGACAAGGGGGAGACATAACCAATAAAATTAACAATGTTAGCAATCTCAATACAACCAACACACCAACACAAACAGGACCAATAGAACTTACCGGAACATTAACAGTTAAAGGTGAAGGAGAAAATGCGACAGTAAACGTTAAAAAATTATTATCACAACTAAGTTCAGGAGACTTACAAAACCTAAGCATGATGTTATCAAACGCAACAGCATAAAAAGAATTAGTATTCTATTTATTAAAAAAGAAAATGGCAACACCAAACAATTCTAGTTCACAAAATCCTTACGGATTAGGCAATTATAAAATATCTATTGCTAGTACAGAAATTTTAAGAAAGTTTTTGTTAGGTAAGAATTTGCAAAGTTCTTATATGGCCGACTCAAATCCAGAGACACCATCTTTTGGAATACAACAACCTGGAAGTACAAACTATAGTTACCTATCCGATAAATTTGTTGTGGACCAGGACACTGTACAAGAGAAAGGTACTAAACCACAAACTAATTTATTTTTGGATAATAAATACGGTCCTATGGGTGGGTATAAAGACGTACAATTAATTGATGTTGATAAAGTATTACCTAGAACAGGACAAGGTTATGTAGCGCCTAATACGGTAACACCTCAGTCATTTGTTTCGTCTAACTATACACCAGCTGAAATACTAGAAACTGTAAACATAACTAATGGTTTAGTTAATACATTAAATAATAAAATTCTAAACGATAGTAAATTAATTGAATTATCAGCGGGATACCTTAGAGAAAATTTGGGGTATATACAATCCCAGTACGATTTTGAGGTTAGTACTAATGGTGCTGCAGACTCTAATATCAGTAGAAAACCAGGAAATAAAATACTAGAAGGTACTGACTTTATATCAAGAATAACCAACCTATACTACGGTTACTCTAATATACCAGGAAACTACTTTCAAACAACGTTTGTCCCAGATATAAATTCCCTACAACTAAACCAAATTAATTATGTTGGTGGTCTAGCTCCTAATATTAACGCAACTGCAAACGCCATACAAAACTCAGTTTTTTCTAATGGGTTAGGAATTCCGACAAGTCCCACCAATATGCCAATCCCGAGTGATATATTTTTACAATACGCGGGAGAAGAACAACAGTCAGCACTATTCCAAGCTTTAAAATATAACATATATAGACCTGACTACAGTAAGGTACCATTACCTAGTAATATAGAAACTGTAGTACCATTTTATTATGTTGGTTCGAAAGAGTCTGAACCAGGAAAAATACAAAGTCCATTGGACGCTGTACCACAAGACGAGTTTGGTAGGAGTACCGGTGCTTTAGTGTATGGACCATCTACACTAGCTAAAGAACTTGAAACAGTAAATGGTAGAGCAACCTGGTTATTCCAAACGTTTGGGTTGATGGGTAAAACATATATGGACGGTGGTGGGTTATCAGCTGGTTGGACTTGGTTTGGTAACAAATCTTTTGCTTCTTTAAATGCTCCACCACAAATGTTGACAACAAAGTCATCAGAAAAACCAAAAAGAAAAGGAGGGCTATTAGATGAAACACAAAAACTTATAGATTCAGCACCGCTTATGGGTGGTGCGAGAAGAAAACATGCTGGTCACGCAATAGACCAAACATCAAAAATATTTAATGATGGTTATAAAAACATATCTAAAGGTTCTGGGGTTAAATTTGTAGACGAAGGTATTTTTGGTTCACTACAAGAAAGAGAATTTTGTCGTACATGGACTAAAGATAACCCATATTATAAATTTAACAATATGATTAGGTTTAAGGGTAATCAGTTAGGTAAAGAAAATTCGGTATTAAATGACACATTTAATTTAAATATAGCTCCTAATATGGGTGTAAATGTGGATAGTGAAGCTAAAGAAAAAAATGTTAAGAAATATATGTTCTCTATTGAAAATTTAGCGTGGAGAGGCAGTGAAGAACTACTAAATTTACCAAAAGCTGAAAAAGGACCAAACGGAGGTAGAATTATGTGGTTCCCACCATACGACATAAGTATTGGAGATACAAATTCAGCACAATGGAACGCTATTAATTTTTTAGGTAGACCAGAACCTGTTTACGCTTATAATTATACAGAAAGAATTGGTACACTAGGTTTTAAAATTGTTGTAGACCATCCATCCATACTAAATGTTATAGCTCAAAAAGAACTATCAAACACACCAGACGGTGTAGCTGATGCGGCATTAGAAGCTTTTTTCGCTGGTTGTAAAGATTACGACGTCTACGAACTTGCTGAAAAATATGAATTCTTAACACCAGATGAAATAAATCAAGTTTTAAATAGTAACGAAACCAACCCACCACCAGCTAATTTAGACCCAGGTCCAGACAATGCTGTAGAAACAACAGAAGAAAACTCTAGTGACCCAAAAACATTTTGGGGTACTTGGACAGAAACTGTCGCCGAAGGTGGTGGGGGTGTAACAGAAGAATTTAAAAATACAATTAAGAATAACCAAGTAAACCAGGAAGAAAACCAAAGTAAATTAAAAACTAAAATTTTAAGTAAACTATTGGGTGAACAAAATTATTTTAAACACTTAGAAAGTTCAGATGAATTTCTTTACAGTTCTTTAAAAAGAAAACTACAATATTTTCACCCATCATTTCATTCTACAACACCAGAAGGTTTAAATAGTAGACTATCTTTCTTATTACAATGTACTAGACCAGGAAAAACCATACCAACACAAACAGAAGACGGGTTAGAAAATCTAGATGCTGAAAATACAGCTTTTGGACCACCACCCATATGTGTGTTAAGGGTGGGTGATTTTTACCACACTAAGATTGCTATAGATTCTGTTAGTTTTAGTTATGACCCATTAATACTAGACTTAAACCCAGAAGGTATAGGTATACAACCTATGATAGCGACGGTATCTATTAACTTTAAATATATAGGTGGGCAAGGACTTAAAGCACCGATATCACAACTACAAAACGCTCTATCCAATAATTATTTTGCTAATACAGAAATGTACAATCCCAATAGTTTGGTTAATAGTGGAGAAGAAGAAGGAGAGTTTAACAGTTTCGATTGGATTACAGATAAAGCAACTGACAAAATAAATGATTGGTTTTCATAAAAATTAAAAAATGACAGGTACAACTAATTATAAATCATTAATAAACACCTTTGCTGGTAATAGTAAATCTTATGCTTTGGACGTTAAAAATAGATTACAAAATTTATTTTTATACAATAGTATGGGTTTGGTAGAAGAATTAATGCATTCTAGAACTTATCATATTGGTATTCTAGGTGGTAAGGAAAGTATTGGTGGGTTTACAACCAACCTAGTTGGTATACCAGAAGGGTTATTCGATAGGGTAATAAACTCCTACACAACATTAAAAACAGCAATTAGTACAGAAACCACAACAATACAAACCAGTCTAAACCTACTGTCACCAACGGATAACGAAAAACTATACATAAGAGAATTATTAAATAAAACATTGGAGAACCAATTTATATACATAAATAATAATTTATTAAGTGTTGTTAATAGTTTAAGAAAATCACAATATAACCTAAGTACAACAGTTGACAAATTAAACTTCATAACCTCAAACAGTTATGATGGGTATTATGAAAATACTTTTGGTGGTCTAGTAGTTGCACAACAACTAACATCGTCCACCACGACACTCATACAAGCTTATACCGCGGACAGTGTAAGTATAAGTAACTTTGTAGGTGAGTACATAAACCCAACTTTTCCAAGACAGTATCCGTCCAGTAACGAATATATTTTCTTTTCCAATCATATCTACACAAATAAGAGTTTATTATTTACTTTTGATGGTAACTACAAAAACGAATTAAAGAAATTAATAAGATTCAGAGACAGTCAATTGTACGACAATCTTTTAAAAATAGATGAAAGTGGGTTTAAAGGTTTAAAGGTAAAAACTAAAAGAGGTTTTGAACCATTATTAAATGATATAATTAGAGGTTGGATTGGTTATGACCTTAGATTTTTTAACTCTAGAATAACTAACGGGATTGTAGCTGGGTATAATATTTTAGACGGTCAAATAAGTCAGTACACTAGTGATTTTAATGTTGAGTTTGGGGTGACTACAGGAACAACGGCACAGAATCTAGTTAGAAATAACTTACAAGAAAGGCAAGGAGGTGTACTTGACAATAAATTTAATTTTAAATTGGAAAGACAATTACATATTAGTTAAAAATTATGAGTTACTATAACAGATATAACGAATTTATTGTTAACGGGGATTATATAATGGTTCCAGGTATAAAACTAACACAAAAATCTAGTGATAGACAGGTGGTATATAAGGTTGGAAAAAGTAGATTAGATAAATTTTCACAACAATATTACGGTTCACCATACTATGGTTGGTTAATTATGCAATCAAACGCAACATTTGGTGGGCAAGAATGGGACATACCAGACGGTACTATAATAACAATACCATTCCCATTAATGCAATCACTAGAGGACTATAAAACAAAACTAGACCAACACTTCCTCTACTATGGCAGATAAATTAAATTCTGGAGATATTTTTACAAACCCAGTAGGTAACAACTTAGTAGTTGTAGACCCTAACAAGGTAATGGGCTCCAATGGTAAAGTAGTTGATAGATTAGTTAACGCTGAGGATTTAGTAATGTACGCTAACCTAACCGCAAGAATCTACCCAAGAAGTAAAATTATTGCTGGTGCTTCAGCTGGGGATGAAATAAAAGTAGAATTGTTTGATGGTGAATTAAATTTTTTAAAACCTGGTGGTAAAAAGTTTTTAGACTCAGATTGGACAGAAGGTTTTACTGACCCAGATTTTGGTAAAACTAAAAAAAGTACCAACAAAGGTGTAAGCCCATCTAAACTTTTTGATAATAGTAAAGATTTTGGTGGTTTCGGTATTACATCTATAAGTGTTAAGGTAAACGCTTCATACATCCCACAAGTAAGTATAAATTTTACTGACGTTAGGGGTAAAACCCTATTTGAACAAGCAAAAACTAACACACCATACACAGCATTTTTCCACCTACCATACCCGACGTTTTTTTTAACCCTAAAAGGGTACTATGGTAAAGCAGTACAATACCAACTAACACTAGAAAAATTTGTATCAAGATTTGACCCATCTAGTGGTGATTATCTAGTTACATGTGATTTTAAAGGTAATCATATAGCTCTTTTACGGGATATAAACATGCATACATGTGTTACAGCACCCTACATGTACCCAACTAGAGTAGATGGTGACGGTAACGTCACCTCAACAAAGGGAAGACAAGTTATGAGTAATGTTTATAAAATATATAAAAACTCCAAACTAATTCCTAATGATTTTCCTGAATACACTATAGTAGAATTAATAGAAAAAGTAAAAAGTTTAGATGGTGACTTAGGTAAATTATATGGACAAAAAAATCTTACCACAACTACCGATAAATTAAGGTACGAAGAAACACTAGATAAATTAAAAGAAATATTTAAAAAAGACTGGATGATGGAATATCTAGCAACTGACCTAGGAGAAGATGTGGAGATAGTGGTTAATGAGGTGGATGGACAAGGTAACGCAAAAACCAAAAAAGTTTGGACCACAGCCTACCCACTAAAAGCTACGGGAAACATAAATGAAGAAGTAAAAGAGGGTAAAGGAAATAGAACAGAATTATTGGCCACAGCTGAAGAAAAAACACTTGAAGCTTTATCACAAGTAGTTTTACCCGAATTAAGTAAATTAAGTGAAAACAATACATTTGGTGTTGATGGTGTAGAAGATGGCAAATATAAAGTAAATGATTATTTTGATGCAAATAAAGTTTTTAATGTAAGACAACTCTATAAAGGAATGAAAGTAAATGGCCCTGATGGGGTTAAGGTGGAAAATGTTGAAAAGTTAAAAGTGGACTCGGAAGGAAAAACTAGAGAGTTAGAACCTTGGTTTGTTACAGGTGTGGCACCCCAATCATTTTACGGCAGATGGAACCTACAAAAGAAAAGTTTTGACACCAAAGCTAAAGAAATGTCAGAAAAAATATCTATCGAGTTAAACGCAAGACTAGAAAATTATTTGGGGTTTGTACCAACAATAAGAAATGTATTTGCTGTTATAGTTGCTGGAGCAGACACATTTTTAAGGTTGTTAGATGATGTACACACAAAAGCTATGAGAGAAAGCACTAACCCCAAAAGGTTAGCTGTAGCTAACGAATCAAACGACACAGCTAAAAACAATACAAAAAATAACGAAATTTGTTACCCTTGGCCTCAGTACTATGTTGTGGAAGAAGAAGGTGCTTGTGGTATAACTTCCGCTATATTAAAATACCCCGGAGCTACTGACGTAATAGATATAAACGAATCTAACAATAAAAAGTTTTGGCCAGAAGTAGATTTTGTAGAAGAATACGTTAAAAGTACAACATATAGAATAAGTGATTATAAATTTGCAACCATAAATACAGGGGTATCAAAACAATTCACACCTATAAATGTTAGAGACTGGCCTTCAAAAACAGCACCATATATAACTAAAGATAATAGTGAATTCTTATTTGAAATATTGGATAGAGCACAAGCAGCTATAACTTTTGGTGGTTTAATGACAAGATACCAAGGTACAAAACAATCAAACCTAATAAGCGAAGCGTTAATTGAATTAGCTGGGTACGAAGCACAAAACATAAACAAACAAATAGAAGATAGTCCAAACCTAAAAGAATTTATATCGTCGATAAATAATTTTGAAGATATAGAAATAAAATTAAAATCTACCTCCCCGTACAGTTTTAGTGTTTATCAAAAGTTTGGTATCGTAACACCATTCAACCAAAAAACATTTAATATTGAGACAATACCAAATAACCCATTTGAAATCATAACTAAAAACTATTCTTTAAATTCTAGTGCGATAAATGTATCTAAAACAACCGGGTTTTTTGACGTAATACCCTTTGTATTCCCCAACACAAACCAGAACTGGATAAATGATAATTTATCTGGAGCTAAATACTTAACAGGTCCTGGAGACTTTTTTAGTATTGGTAGGGGTATGTTTTATGATGTGAACGATAGTGGTGTTTTAAAAGACATTTACAATATAAGTTACTTAACTAGTACTAAAATAAGTGAAAATACTTATACGACATATGATAGGGTGACTCATGAGTTAAGTGGACCTATATCTGATATTAATAAAGTAAATGAATATTATGATTTAAGGAGTAAAGCTGGTCATGTGAATAATGGAGGACTACAATATACAGAAGGAAACATCAAAAACTCACTAACAGCCGTTAATTTAAATAACCCACCAACAACAGCAAATCAAGATATAGACGAAACAACCAAAAAATTAGCGTCTATGTTAAACACACCTTATTTTATTAACTCATTATTAGATGGTGTAAATCAAGACCAGGCTGGAACCTCAAACCCATACACACTAAGTTCTTACCTACTACTAAATTCTTTACCACTAATAAATTTTAGAGAAAAAGTATCAAACGAAACCGATGACCTATTAGATTATGTGGGTATAATGTTTAATCAAATGCCTGCTCTACACACAGTACCGTTAACATTACTTTTGAAACTTGGTTCTATATGGTGGAGGTATAAAAAAAACAGTGAAACTGGTTCAGACCCTTTAAATAGTATTTGGTCCGATGTTGGTGGTACACCATCTACTGTTTATGACCCATTAAATAACTCTATAAATACAAACTTTACCTTTACTGGTAGTACTGATGGTGTACCATACGTTTATGTATCCGAAAACACTACTAACAATTCAGTTAAGGTGGGAGTCTACCCAACACTAATATCCGCTATACATTATATAGCTACTGACACAATATCTAGTTTTACACCACCAATACCCAATTCATCGTTAAACCTAATATTTAACCCACTTGTTTTACCGGAGGTTGATTTAAATTTAACTATAGAAAATAATACTACCATATCGTACATCAGCGAAGATACAAAAGTAGAATATTATAATGTTTATTTAGACTCAAAAAATATAAACGATAAAAGTTTGGGGGTTAAATTTGGTAATAGACTAGAACCTAAAAGATACTTCATCTTATACCCATCAACTGGTGGTATAAATTGGACTGAAGCACCAGCTTATAAAGATGCTGGGAGTATGAACCCAACAACTTTCCCAAACAATATAAACTCGTTACATAACGGTGCCTCTAGACTACTCTGGTACTCCACACCAAAAGGATACTTCCAACACATAAACAGCTACCAACCAAGTCCAAACCAATACTTTAAATTTGTTAACCCATCTCAGATTACAGGTGATGTACCACCATGGTCGTTAATTGAAGGTGGTGGGTACTCCACTATAGACGAATTAAGGGGTGTGTTCAACAACCAACAACTAGACGAATTTGAAAAAATGTTCTTGGAATTCTCAAACACCAAATCCACATCTTCGGCTGTGACACAAACTTTAAAAAGTATAATAAAAGAAATTAGTGTTGTTAGTGACATTGATGGGTTAAGCCCAATAGATTTGGAGTTTGATTCGTTTACGGCTGAGGAATTACTAGAAACACAAGCAAAAAAGTTCAAACAACTTATAGATGAGTTAGTGTGGAAAAAAATAGACTACTCTCACAATTCAACAAATAATTTAGATATGATAGTAAATGGTTCCACCGTACTACAAAATTTAATGGGTCTATTCGGTAAAAGTGAAGATTATGATTTTGGAACCTACGCACAATCATCGGTGGTAATACCCACAACACCGGGTAGTGGATTAGGACTACTAGTACAAGAACATATAGATATGAAAATTTATGTTGGTGAACATTACATTAATGGTGATGGTTTAGATATACTTAGTAGCACTAACACTAGTAATCCATTTTATAACTTTTTTGTGACAGCAAGACCAGATGGTAATGGGATAACATTTAATAGTAGTAATATAGAAGCTTTTTCACCAATAATTAGAATGTATGGCACATATTGTTCGTCTACCCCAACACTAAATACTTTTCCAGCTCATAGATATTTTAAATTGTTAGTGGATGAATTAGAAGTGTTAAATAATAAAGAAGAAGATTATGTTAACGCTATTTTAAGAGAAACAAAGAAAAAAATAAAAGCGGAAAAAAATCTAAATAAGTTAAAAGAATCGGTAGACCCCAGACCAAACATAGAAGCAAATGATTTAAAGTTAGAATTATATAACGGATTTAAAGTTATGAATGATAGGTGGATTTCAGGCATTAACCTAACAGCGACAGGGGGTACACTTTTTGAAAGGTTTTTATTTTTAGATAGAGCAAATAGAGATATAGGAAATGAAGCTATAGTTAATATATGGGATATTCTAAAATTAGATTCACCATTTGATGATGCTAGTTCTAAAACCCTAACTCAGAGTATCTCTAGTTACCTAAGTATTATTTTAGCAAATAATTACTTTAACTTTATACCATTACCATCTTACATTAATTTTTTTAATGTTGAGGGTGACAATTCACAACTACAAGGTAACGCAATGTTTGGTACATTTACCACTGTTGATTATCTAGACTCTAAACCAGCATTCCTTTGTCAATATGTTGGTAAACCATCGAGTCAACTAGATGTAAAAACATCTAACAATGGTTATAGTACTGATACTTTTAATGTTAATAATACGGCAAACAATCCTCTTTTAGCTGAGGAGTGTGGTGATAGAAACTTATCTAATAAAGTTATGGGATTCAACGTAGACTTCGGAATACCAAACCAAAACATATTCGAGTCCGTTACCTTAGACCAATCACAATATCAAAACACAGCTGAAAGTTATAAGGTTTTACAAGAAATGGCAAATTCAGGTGGTGGAGGTTCCACTACGATGGCATCTACATCACTATATAATGTATACGCTAGTAGGTCATACACAGCAAAAATTACTTGTATGGGTAACGTAACAATACAACCAACACAATACTTCCAACTTAGATACCTACCTATGTTTAATGGGCCATATTTAATTATTAATGTTGAACACGATATAAGACCTAATACTATAGAAACAAGTTTTGAAGGTGTAAGAGTTCCGATACCAAAATTGCCAAAAATAGGTGATTTGGTACAACGTGTTAATGAAAGCCTATATAAAGAAGCTGAAACAAACTTAAAACAATCTATACTACCTAACTATTATAATGATGGTTTAACAGCTACAAAACAACAAATGAAATTAAAACCAGAGGAAAACGGGTACATAGATAGTGGTAGTACAAGTACTTCATTAAATGACACAGTAATTTGGGGGCACGCTATGGATGTAATGGAAGTTGAGTACTCTGAAGATAATCCGTTAGAACCACATTTAGGTCTAGACTACATTCCTAAACTAGAATATACAAACCAAGCGTCTAGTGAGGAAGGTTTATATGTTTATCCGGTTATAGATGGGATTGTAACAGCAGTTCAAGATGGGTGTATTGTTGGTAACACAAGTGAAAAGTGTGCACTTGGTAACTATATTGTAATAACAAAAACCCTACAAGAAAATCCAGTAGAAGATGAAACAGCTTATTATAAAGTTAGTTACTATTTCTTACGGGAAGGAATCTTAGTTAGTGCTAATGAAGGTATTGAATCAGCAATTAATAAATCTAGTGTTGCTTACGAAATGACTACTCTTGGAGGAACTACAACTATGGGTAGAAAAATAGCTAAATTAGGTAACACTGGAAAATCCAAAGGACAACACTTACATTTAGAGATAATAAGGGGTGTTCAAAAAGAA